GGGAGAGGAATTTGCAGAGGATGTCATCAGCCGATCCTCCAGTCAGTGCCGTCCGAATAGACAGGCGTAAAATTGCTGCCTCCACCTGCTACAACATCACCGTGATGACTGGCCAGTGTATTCGTGGAGTCAGTCACAAAGGCTTTAGTGCCTGCACCAACAGTTGCAGCTGCAGTTAATGCGCCAACAGTTGTAGGAATAAGTTTTAGATAGCCCGTTCCAGTCGAGTCGGTACTTACTGAAGCAGCACTTACCCCGGCCCGCTGCAAATCAAGTAGCTTACTATCAGCAGCACTTGCAGTATCAGTTATATTTAGCTTTAGTCCAATGAATGTTGTGGCTGCGTTATTCCAATTCAGCGTCGTGCTGAAATTACTGGTGCCGTTTAGTGCACCCGCTTCATTGAATTGAATACTGCCAGTTGGACCATTGACTAGACCGATCGTTCCAGTGGCATCAGGAATAGAAACGGTACGATTAGCAGTTGGTGTTACCGCCTGCAATGTGGTACTAAATGTTCCACCATTGTCTAAGTCAATGTCACCGCCAACAGTGAGCTTGTCAGTTGTTTTATCGTAGACAAGACCAGCGTCACCACCTAGGGCTCCGCCGTCATTAAATTGAACTTGGGTGTCCGCACCACCAGGAGTGGCAGCCCCTACCTCGTCGAGAGTGCCTGTGAATGGGTTGAACTTATAGCTCATGACTAGACCTTAGCAACGCTGGAAAGGTTCCCGCTGGAATAAGTCAACGTTAGGGTTGCTACCGTCGTTCCAGCGGCACCGCCGAGTTTAAAGATTACGTCTTGACTCCCGGTATCTGGGGTAGCTGCAGGGCTAAATTCGATGTAATCGTGGCCGGGTACTTCTAAACCTTGGACAACTGAGGCTGAATATGTACCGTCGTGGTTCCTTATTAAACCGCTGTGTGTGCGTGCGGTCGTAGACATCGCTTAAGCCGCAGTAGAGCAATCTAGTGATAGTATAGCTAATTTTCTTTTAACTAGTTCTCATCGTCCTCGACTTCGATCATTACTTCGATGCCGCTGGCAAGACGTACCATCAGACCCGCAAAATCCTCGGGGTCTTGGGGTGTCATGAAGGCAAAGGAGGCTTCCGTGGTGCGGCTTTCGGAGTCCACCTCAAGATGTGTGCAGAAACCGGTGATAATTCGGGTGCCCACTATTTTTGTCCCTTTGGTTTGCGTTTTTTAGCTGTTTTGGCTGCTTTTTTGAACGCTCCAGCGGTTGGGGCGCCCTCTGAGCCTGGTTTGCGCATTTTTTCGTTCGCGCCAGCCTCGATACGCTTACGCTTGGCATGGATATTGGCGTAAAGACCGCGTTTTGCCATGGAAATCGCGACAGCTGTTCATATTCTACTTCTTGGGGCCTTTCTTTCCCTTGGGCTTGCTCTTTTTGCCTTGGCCGTAGTGTCCGGGCATTGATTTATGGGGTGGGTTCAGCTGAATCTACCTCCTTTTGGGGTGTTAATTCGGCTTCGATTACCTCGCTTTCGGGTAGTTGAGCGGTCACTACTTTGGGTTCCACTTGGATATTTAGTGATGGCACTTGTACTGATACTTGTTCGGGGGTGTTTTCGCCCAGGACACGTCCCAGGGAATCCAAAACTTGGGCTGCGACTTGGTAGTGGCCCTTTTTCATCGCGGCGTGGACGACGCGGAGACGCATCGTTTGGATGCGGCCCAGCATTGCTTCGCGGTCGCGGATCCAGTCCTCCTCGGTCCACTGCTTTACTTGGTCCCAGTCGCGCCAGGCAGTGGGGATGCTGACTCCCTCGCGGGCGCTGTGTTCATATACGATTTGGCGCACGCTATGGCCGTCCAGTTGGTGGCGGTACATCCGGCGTTGGCGTGCCTCGATGTATTCTTGGGCGCGTTTATCACCGCGTGTTCGCTTTTTTGGGCCCTCGTAATTAACCATTAGTTCGTGTAGCTCAATACAACCTATAGGAAGTTGTGCCCATTACGCCCGATTTTGCCAAGTTGAATTGTTGCAGGCATAAATAGCCGAAGGCGTCAAATGCATGGTCTACGCCTAAATTTTTGTTCGGGAGGCCCGTTCCAGGGGCATAGGTCAGGCTGCGGAATGACTTGATTAGTTCCCTGCAGCGGGGGTGGATGAAGCAGCGGCGCGTTCCAGTGGCGTCTAAAAGGGCGGTGTTTACGGCGGTGATTTTGTCGCGTACTTTCCAAGGGCTGCGTGGGGCGCAGACGCGGAATCCCGATTTTCGTAGGATGTTGTGGTCTGTCGCGCCTACACCTTGGGTTTTGCGGGCGCCGCCCGTTGGGTCCGGGCAGGCCATAATGCGACGTTCCAGGCCGAAGCGGCGGATTACTTCTTCTGTGAAGTCCCAGGTGGTGGCGCCGCCCGTTAGGTGGATTTCGTCGAAAACGTAGAGGGTGTCGTTGTCTTTTACGGCGCAGATTCCCGTCATCGGGTCCACGTTGAAGTCCACGCCTAGTAGTAGCGGGAGGATTGGGATGTCCTTTGCGGCGGTGCTGATGTTTGCGTCGCTAAATGAGACGGCAACGAGACCGGATAGATTCTCGAAGCTGGCCTCGAACTCTTGGCGGAAAGTTCGGGGATCCAGTTGGCTTCGTGCAGCTTCGATTTCTTCCGGTGGGACGTTGCCGCCCTCAATTGTGGTGAAGCTCCACCGTTTCCAGTTAGCGTCGCCTGTGATGCAGTATTGCCAGAGTTCGTAGAACCAGCTGGCCGTTCCATCCGGGGTGGATATGAATAAGGCCCAGCCCTGTTTGTCGGCGAGTGCGGGGCGGATCACCTCGAACCAGACGGCGGCGTCCATAAATGCGGCTTCGTCAAGTACCACCCCGGAAAGGCTGCGGCCTCGCAGGGCCATTGCGTTTTCCGTGCCCTTTAGTTCGATGGTGGAGCCGTTGACAAGTTCCAGCTTCAGGTCCGTTTCGTTTTTGGACTTGATCCATGCGGAGGGAACAATGCGTTTCATGACTTTCCAGGCAATGTCTTTTGCCATGCGGTAAGTCGGGGCGCAGTAAAAGAAGGTTTCGCCTGGGGCGGCAATCGCTCCACGCAAGAGTTCGATGCAGGCTAGGTAGGACTTTCCGAAGCGGCGGCCCGCTACCAGGACGCGAAAACGTACGTCGCTGTTGAAAACTTCACCCTGCGCGTGCCGTAGCGATAGCGGGGGTGGTGTGCGTACGGCCATGTATTACAGAAGAAAGTATTGGGTGCGTATTTTTTGGGGGCCTGTACTACAGGATAGTTGACTTTTCGACCTTTCCCCCTTAGTATTACAGTAACAGAGATTCACCACGTACCAGCAGGTTCCCTATGTCCTTTTCCGCCGCGCCCTTGTTGCGAACCGCCCCCCTTATTGAGAACGGCTCGATTGTTACATTTTGTAACGAGATCAGTCCTGGTCGATGGCCGCGCCAGCCGCCAGGGTCAGGCAGGTACCAGCTAAACCAGCACAGGCAACCAACGCTACGGCCCTCCCAGCCGCGTCGGGGCCTTTGGGGTTAGCTGCTAGTAGCGAGGCCAGACCAGCGCTAATGCAGGCTGCTGAGATTCCGCTGATAGCGAAGACGGCGACTGATACGAATCGTGATCGTGTTGATGAAGTCATGTTAAATCGGATTGTTGTTGACAATTGTGATAGCTGAGTTTGATCTCAGGAAACGCGCCCGATGCGGGCGCACACTACTAACTTAAAAATATGTAGGAACAGGGTCGTAGTCGTTCAGAACAACAGCGGAAGCGTCAGGGTGACGCGAACGCATGTCTTTCGCAACACTGATAGCCACATTTTTGTAGTCTGTCCATACGTCAGTCTCTGTTCCGTCTTCTAGAAGAAGAACAACTTGATAGCGTTCGGGATTAGTCTTTTTCATAATTTTGAGAATTGTGCGGTGGGTGTTCCGCTTGTTTCTATCCTATTACATCAACAGCGACTGCGAACGTATAAAGTATTAAGTAAACATTAAGCCTTCATGCCCGTGTGACTTGGTAGTCGAACCGCTCACACAGCTTCACAACTTGATCAGCGCTTATCGGCTTCCGGCAGACTGGGAGCCCTTGCTCCCAGCCAGTAACGCACCAACCTGTAGAAGAATCCTCCGAACGTTCAGCACTGACACGCTGGCCAGTAAAGCGGATGGAAAGGATGTTGTTAAGTTCCATGGTTCAGCAGTAATAGGGAGCAGTAGGGGTCAGCACCACAGGGAAAGGGACATCTTGCAACCGTGCCAGCCAAGCCTTGCGGGTATCGCACCAAGCCGGGTCTCTGCTCGCTAGCGCATCCCGAACTTCGCCAGTAGGCCAGCTGCTGTAACCAACTGAGAATCGATCGTTCCAGCGCACTAAGTCGGGATGCTCAGAATCGGCATCGGCTGGCAGGGGCGAAGCGTACCAGCCACAAACCCAGTCTAAAAATCCAGACTCGGCAATCGAGTCAACGCGAAACACGCTGAAATGGCCATAGTTCCCGCGCACGTCACCGCCTAGATGCTTCTCCACTGTGACAAAAATGTCATCCCCCCAGCACCAGTCAGAACAATCTTCCGGTGCGTAGATCGTGAAGACGAAGTTTGCCGAAAAATCATTGTCTGAGTTGTAGGTGTTATCGCGTAGCTCCGCGCGATACTGCTGGCAAGTTTCGCGAGCGAACCAGCGAAGTAAAGCGGGTTCCTGCTCACTGACCCACTCGCTGGCGTCGATATGGTCAGGTAAAGCTAAGGGTTCCCCTAAGCTGTTAAGGATGTGTAAGTCAGTGTCAAGCTCTGGACACTCCCAGCACGTGGGATCGGCTTTTACGTTGTCAATTGAAATAGGCATGGGTGACCTTTGGTTTGGTGAATTAATAGAATAGCAGTTTAGTGTTCCGCATCAAAATTAAATCCTTCGGGTACTTCCCAAAGATCGCCGTCTTGATAAAGAGTCCAAGTTGTGCCGTTTGCGTCAGTCATCGATACGTCATCAAGGATCGCTTGCCAAGCTTCCCAATACCACTCGTGGGTTGGGCCGTCTTTGCAGGCTTCAACGTCATCCCAATTGGCGCCAATAGCCTCAGCTTGTTCTTGATCAAGATCAGCGCACCACAACTGGGGTATGTAGACCCCATGAGTATCTAAGAGTACCAGTGCAGGTTGAACGTGTTTCATTGAGGACCTTTAGGTGTGGTTCCCGCTAATACTAGATCACAATAGAAGGAACCGTCAAGCCACAAGCCCGAAACGCACCAACACTCGCCGATTGTCTTGTATTTCCTGCCTTTCCTGTTATTGTGCTTTCGTACAGTCTCGCCCCATCATGGCAACTCAACTTGAAATAGAACAACGCCAATCCGTAATACGCGGTTGGCTGGAGTCTGGCATCACACATTCCAGCGCGGCAACCATGGCATCTGTCCGGTTCGGGATTAGCCGATCCGTCAGTTATGACGCCATCCGGCAGGCACAGCAGACCATAGATTCCAGCGATGATGGCCCG